GCTGAATTAAATACATCGTAAGATATGTGATAAGGAACTCTTATGTAAGAATTACTGGAAAGCAACACGCTTTTGTTAGTAGTATCGGAAACAACACCGCTGGGTTGACCTGTAAGCACCGATCCAACATAAATACCGTCATTTCTATTTGCAACTCTTTCAACAAAATTACCAGCAGTATTAACGCTCCATGACCCGCTTGAGAAATTTAAATAAGGTGCAACATTTTTGTTCCCAATGTAATCAAAACAGGGCATTGTTGCGCATTCATCTTCATCAACCCAAGAGACAGTGCCGCCAACCACCTTTTTTAAAGCAATTCCAAATGTATATGTTTTATGAAAGAACTCAATTCTTAATTCATAAGCATTACCAGCAGTTAAATCCATTTCTTCAGTTAAAAAAGTAGTCGCTGTGTTATTGCCAGGATCTATTTCATACCAATTGTTTATTTCTGTTAAATTTTTATTAAAAAACATTCTTACACCGCAATTTTTTACATCCAAACGAAGCCTTTGGACACCGCTTGAAGAAGGTATATAAACGCCGTCAAAAACACCATTATAGTAATCTGTAACTGTTGTTCCGTCTACTGCAACAAAAGAATCAGTTGTGTAATTTAACGCAACTGTTGTCTCACCTGCTGGCTGTGTGGTTATTGCTTTTGATGTTGATACAAAAGACGGAGCGATATATGTTGTTATATCTAAAGCTTTCTCCTCGGCTGACAAAACCCTGTCATTAGCGTCAAGTTTTATATCCTTGATCGTATTTCTTTGTTTCTCCGCTGGAGCAACAAATCTAGCCCTCAAGGATTTAGATGGTGTCCTTGTTGAGTTGGCTCTATCAACCGTATCTTCGTCAAAACCAAAATGCAGGATAGCATCATTTTTTGTGTATGATTTTGATGGTATTAAGAAATAAGAAATATCAGATTTTGGAAAATTTGTTCTTAACAAAAGATTATTAACTGATTCAGCAACGGTACTATCTTGCATAAAGTACCCATTGGTAATCATTTTTTCATTTGTAAACTTATTCCAATTTGTTAAAGTTGCAGAAACAGTCATTGACGATGATGAAGACTGCCATTCATCAATATAATATGTTCCAGATGGCACATATTCATATGGATCAAAAGATACAACCGTCCCAGCAGGGTAACTAGCGGCTATTGTATCGGCATACCCTCTTGTTACTGCGGTAAAGGAGAATGCATTGTTCTTGTAGCACAAGACTCTTTCTGGGGTAGCCGTATTAGGGTTTATTGTAATAACATAGTTGTTATTTCCACCGCCAGACGGAAAAGAATCCGTTGAGTTTACAGGTATTGTGCTTGAATTTGCCAAAATTGTATTTGATAATATATTGGTAATTAATTCTTCATTTGTTTTTAGAATTTGCCAACCAGTATAGACATGAACTTTTATGTCCTTTTTCATATATTTCCCAAAAGTTGAAGCAGAACTAAATATGCTAAAATCTTTGCCAGAATTATCTAAATTTAGATTACAGGTTGAAGAACCACCACCAGCAATCGGTAAACTAGTTTCATGAACATCACGAACCTTGCTAACGCTGAAATCAATAACATAGTCTGTTATATCAATTTGATAAATTGGGGATACTTCATTAACCCTCGCTCGGTCTAATGGGTTTTTTGTTGTATAAATTGTTAATGTAATCCTATTTATGTTTTCATTATTTAAATAATGAGTATTGTAATAACTATCAGTAGCTATTTCGCCATCAACATTTAAAACAATAGTTGATGTATTCACATAAGCCTTTATATTATAAGCTTTAATTTGACCATTATATTCCGATGTTATTACTTTTAATATATTACATTTTCTTTCCGTAAAATTGTATTCAATAATAACTGGTGATGCAAACTCATACCCAGATCTAGTCGCATGCAAGGAACTGGTGCTTTTTGTATTAGATATAAAACCAAATTCATAATTATCATCTTTTGAAGATGGCAATGCATGCCATTCCCCATTGGCAGTAATAGTTTTTCCAAATTTATCTTTTGCATCACATACACCCCATGTAAATGACTGGCGTTCTATCCCGTTAATTGACTCATTTGGAGTAAAATAATAATCCGATCTGTTTCTTTTATTAAAAGATATCTCATTGGCACTCAATGAACGGTAAGTAACAGATGGTGATCTAGCAGTTCTAAGCAGCATCCCGCTAACTTCCGAGTTGATAGTCTCGGTTGATGGAGTTGTGAACGCCGAGTTGCTTGATGCAATACTAGCTCCATTATACTGAAGAACATGTCTGCTATCTAACCAGTCTATAAGTATTAAAGGCTTAATTCTTTGAGATATATCTGTTGTTTTAGAAATAAAAGTATTGGAAATTGCTTTTCCATACAAACCAGTATCTAACATATTAAACTTCCTCTAATGTCATTGAGCAATCCCAGAAATAAACATCATTGCTTAAATCTCTTCTTGTTAATGTTTCATTATAATCTTTCACTAATACATTATAACTTGTTTCTGTCGGTGGAGTCACTCCAGATTCATCTAAATTAACTATTTTTAGAACATGATGGCTTGGGTCTGAAGCTATTTCTTTAATGTAATCCCGCCCCTTTTTCCCGTCAACGGTGAATTCTGGAGAGTTAGGTAGCCATGACCAAGATAAGCTAAATGTTTTCCTACCAGACCTTGCTGAGGACTTATAGTATCTGCTTCTAGAATTAGCCCAATTTTTATTTTCAACAAAAATAGGCTCAAGAGCAGATTCAAATTTCCTATTATGATTAGTAATTGGCTTATCATCAATCAACATAAATGTGCGAATTATTGAACTATCAACAATACCATTAACAGCGAATTTTATCGCTTTTGCAGAAATTGTACCCATATTCTGAACAGCAATTTTTATTGTAATTAAAATTAGTTTACCAGCAACTGACAACGATACATTTGAACTTAACGCAGTAGACGCAAAGATTATCTTTCTCGGTATTGCAGATAAATTAGACGATACAATCACATTAGCGGCACCACGAGCTGTTTTCACCATAGATGTAACAATTGAAGCCGCCGAGCTTATTGCAGATACAGCCAGTGCTGTTTTCACTGCCAGCGCAGCAACACTTGTTGTGCAATTTATTGCAGATGAAGCATGTGCTATTTTTATACTTGACGCAGTTAGTGAAGAAGTTGCACTAATAACAATTAACGCGCCTTCCCTAATATTTGTGCCAACGGTTGCAGTTGCTGATAGTAAGTCAGAAATATTTGCCGAAGCAAGAACCATTCTTGTAGCGGCAACTGTTGCCGTTGCATCAGCAGATAAATTTGCCGAAATAGATAACAATCTTATTGCATTAACTGTAACGCTAACATCACCAGCTACCGCAATAGATACTGCTTCAACATCATCAGCAGTAAAGAAATCTACACCACTATTAAGAGGTTCACTAAAACTATAGAAACTATCTGCCATTACGCTTCCACCAACGATAAGGATATGTCATAATAAGAACATTTTGAAGATGGATCTCTTCTTACAAGAGATTCAGAATATGAATCTATAAAGCAATCATATTCAGTATAACCTTCCCCTGGAGATAGTTCAATCCCGACCAAAACAGAAGATGTTGCATTAACCAAGCTATTTAGAAAAGCCCTACCACCCCTGCTATCAACGGTGTGTGCTGCGAGATCTGGAAGCCAAGTCCAAGATATGTCAAACTTTTGTTTATTATTTGAATAATACCTTCTTCTATGACCGCTTGCCAAATCTATATCATTAGCAGAAATTTCTTCATCAATCTTTATTTTCCTACCGTGCTCAGTTACCTCTGTTCCATTAATAGTGAGAAGCTTGTATAGATACATTAGTTCCCCCTGTTCAATCCACTGTAAGTAGTAATCACTCTGTTCTCAAGACCCGCTGCTTTTTGATTTCGGGGAAGAACTGTTGTGTTATAATCTTTCATCATTGAGTTAAACCACTCAGGCTCACCAATGAAGTTATCTACATAGATGTTTACATTCTGTGTTGATGTTGTCATTCCACCAGCAAGATTA